TGTAGAGGGATCCGCCTCGCTCTATATTTTTACCGACATAGCTCCTTAACTCATCAGTATCCTTATGGTTTTTTTCTAACAAATCATTCCGGCCAGGAGATAATTTTATGTTGTTTAATCTTAATTGAATGCTGGCATTGATAGACTCATCAAGCGAACTAGCTTGTGGCGGAATCATTCCTCTAAGTCCCCGAATAGGATGCAATCTTCGAAGAATTTCCTCAGCTTTATCCGAGTTGTATAAATCGGCTGGAATCCCATCAATAAGTACATCGCTTAATTTAGTTTTGTATCCATTCGCAACAGCCTTCGCATCAGCCAAATACAGCCCATGCCCATAAGCCTGCGCACCTTCACCCGTGCCGATCTTGCTGGAATCAAACTTGTCGAACTTGTGTGGGCTGCCGTGCCAGACGGTAGCTGCCGCCATCGCCTGATCTGCGCCTTTGTCGGCCAGTTCACTACGGAATGTAGCCAACTGCTGCGGGCTATTCAGCACCGTTTTTTCACCCGCCATCGGGTATGCATTGCGCATCAGGTTGATGAGCGCATTCTGATCTTCGCCGAAGCGGGTAACGCCTAGGCCAATCGTTCCGGCTGGGTCTTGAATCAGCGCGTTCATGCGCCGTTTCAGGGTGTTGCCGCCGCTGTAAATGTCTGCCAGTATGCCCATCAGTTTGTCCCAGGTTCACCATCAACCACCGCGCCAAAGACTGAAAATCTCACCGGATCAGTCAGCGATATTTCCCACAAGCGATTGCGCCCAGCGCCGAGCCGGTTGAACTTTGCCCGCGCTGCATATTCGCCAATCTTGCCGATGGATGCCTCCTGTTCATTGCTCCAGGTGTGGCCGGAGTCGTTGGAGTAGCGCAGCATCAACTTGGGGTCGCTGCCCTGCCCGGTTGACGTACCAACGCCGGTTTCCATATCGACTTGCAAGACGCCGTAGAACATGCGGTTTTGCAGATATTCAGTTGTCGCCGTCCTGCGCCTGCGCAGCATCACAGCACCATCATCGGTGTAAGTGTCCAAATCCAGTGCGTAGACCTTGCCAGATTCGTAATCACCGACAAGAGCCAGGCGGTTGAACAGCACGTAGCAGTTCGCCCGCCAGCGCGACAATTGGCCGGTGGCCGGGTCCATCCATGCGCGTTCGTGCCAGCCTTGCGTGCTTGCGTCATAGACCCATGTTTTCTTGTCAGTCGGGAACGTCAGGCAATAAAATATATGGCCTTCTTGTTGGTAGGTGAAGGCAAATGCATCACCTATCGTGTACTTTGAGAACTCAAACTCAAGCGCGTGCGTGCTGATGCGGACTGGCGTGTATCCAGCAGCCCGCCAGACAATTGCGATGCCTTTGTCATCCGCACCGAGCCAGAATACCGTGTTGTCGGCTTTGGAAATTGTCCCCGCCGCCGCGCACCCGTGTTCGATAAAAGCGTTCCCTGATCGTTGGAAAGGAAAATCTGCATTGCCGGTGCTTACCCATATTTCTGCGCTCAGTTCTCCAAATAGCCATAACTCACGGTGGTCTGAAATTAGCCCGATGGTGTTGTCTGGTGATCCCTCTGCGCTGGAATAATCCAATGCGTCCCAGGCCGCACCATCATAGGCGGTCTGGTTGATGTAAAACGATTGGCTGCCAGACATGCCAGAGACGATAAAGTAACCATCCTGGTAAGTGCAGCGCTTTACGCCGTGCGGGAAGTCTGGGTCTGCGATAACTGCCAGGGTCGAGGTCGCTACCGTGATGATCCAGCCAGACACGCCATCCACAATCAGCACTTGTTGGCCGTTTGATGTCATGCCGACTTCGCCCGTCGTGGTGGAGATAGTGCCTATGGCGGTCACATTGAAGGCCGCATCAACCCGGTAAACCGTATTGCCACCGACCCACCAGGAGTAGTTACCTTCCTTGATGCCGCCACGAACAGGTGTTGTGGGCAGGGTGAACTTGGTTACTGTGCCGGGCGTGCTGTACAAGGCCACAGGGGCGCGCGGGCTGGCGTTGTCCAACTCAAGATAGCAATTTATCGCGCTCTGTGCGTCTGCATTCAGGCTGGCGCTGGTGTACGCTTGGCCGACAAAAGGGAGCTTTGTTTTCACAGGCTACAGCCCCGCGTCGATGTTGAATCTGGCATTGATGATTCCGCTGTCCAACTGTGCGACATTGACGTTCGTTCTGCGAATGGCCCGTCTGGCATTGGCAGCGCCGCGAACCACCGACGCCGGCAGTTCTTTAACCCCAGGTGAAAGCTCCTCCGCCAGCGAGTATTGAAGCGCCTTCATGTAGCCAGGTGCAAGCGTGTACTCGGTAGCCAAATCAGCAAAGGCAACCAACTGCACTTGCACAGCCAGGTGGAACTCTACCGACGCATTGGGAATCGGGTAGAAATAGATGTTCCCGACGGGCATGTTGCCGTCGTAATAGGCGTATTGCGGAAAGGTGGCCTCATCTGTCTTGAGGATGATGCCTGCATAGGTTTCGCGGTCGACCCACTTCACCGGATAGTCCAGGCCAGCGATACGCGTGAACGAGCCGTTCTCCACATCGACAGGGCGCGCCGTGTTGAATATCTGCCCAGTGCCGACCGTGGCCGATACGGTTGAGATAGTGGCAACCACTTCATCCACCGATACGATGAATAAGCGCTGCGTGTTCCAGCCGTCCAACATCACATTGAGCGCGTCCAGGGCATAGGCCGCGTCAGCAGCGGACAAGACTTCGCCAGCCGCCTTGTAGCCCAAGAGCGAATAGGCGCGGTCAATGATCTGGAGTGCGGTTGTCATTTATTCAGCTTTCGGAGGGCGGCCACGACGCTTTGGCTCTTGTGCTTCGGCTTCTTTGCCAATCTCATCATGAAACTGGTAGCCTTCAGCACGGGCAACTTTTTCTTGTTCCGCGTCAAATACGACAACGGACGCTTCGCCTTTAATAAGGCATTTTGGGAATTCTTGGAACATGGAATCTCTCAATCTGAAAGCCCCACCAGCCTTGCGAGCGAGTGGGGCGATCTGGTTTAGTTCGACAAGATGCGAGCTGCCAACTGAGCGCGCAATGTCTTGTATCCGTACAAAACATCGAGGCGGCAAGGCAGCGTATCTGAGGAAATCGCATATTGCCGCACGATCCGCATGCTGATGCCGTCGAACACTTCACGCGCCGACCAGTCAACGCCTTCTGGCATCATCAAGTCAGCAGTCGCAAATGTGAATGCATCCTTGTGGTAAGCAAGCGAAGGCTTGTAGACAGCCGATGCGCCGCCAACCTTGACCAGTGCCGCACCGTTGGGCATACCAGCCGCGGTCACGTTTTGCGCGCCCGCCGTGGTGTTAATCGCCGGGGCGAATGCCAACACACCAGCGCCGCCTGCATAGTCTGCCGTTACGACAAACTGCTGCAATACGCCAGTATCGGCCTTGGTCTCTGGATGAACACGGTTGCAACCAGCCACGGTGAACACATCGCCCTTTTTGAAGGTTGTAGCGCCCACAGCCACAGTAACCACTGCCGTGCCATTGGCTGTCACAGCGCCATTCACGGTGTAAAGCGTGGCTGACGGTGCGGTTCCTGTCAACTGATTGGCGATCAGCGTGTTCTCGTAGATCGTGCCAAAACCAGCAGTGCGTCCAACGATACCCTCGCGGTATTGCCTGCTGATTTCATTGCTGTCTTGGAACAGACCTTTCAAGCCGTCAACCAGGTCAAGATTGTCCTGAGTGCTCAACAGCAAAGTTCGATCTGAGCCGGGAGCCAGGTTGTCGACCAGCACCTTGCGGGCAGCGAGTGCCTTGTTCATCGTGATTGCCGAGCCGATGTTGCTGACGCTGTTGTAAACGTCAAGCGCCATACCCAGCGCATCGGCTTCCATGGTTGCAGCAAGCACCGACATAGCCGGTTCAATGATGCGGGTCGAGAAGTCGTCCAGGCTCAAGGTCAATTCGCTGGTGGTGAAGTTGATGTCAACACCCTTTTGCGTGGCGACTTGCAGCGTGGTGCTGGATTCTGCGGTGTCTTGCGTTGCCAGGGTCGCACCGGTGCGCACGACGTACTGGTTGGGCAGACGGATTTTCAGCGAGTCGCCGATCTTCGCGCCAGTCTTGGCAAACGAATCGTCGTATTGACGATTGATCGAGCCGATGAAGTTGAGTTTTTGATGCAGGACGGCAAGTGCTTTGCGGGTGACTGCGGTAGGGGTAAGTAGAGAATTAGCCATTTTATGCTTTCATAAATGAAAAAGCCCACACAGTGGCGGGCCTATTGGGGACAGTGGATTTACCGATTACGCATGCGTTCCCGCTCTTTACGCATCCAGGTGTTGATATCGTCGCTATCGCTTGGCAGTGATGACGATGATGCCTTACCACGGACACCCACAGGGCTGATTGGGTCGGGTGCTTTACTCGGGTTCGCTTTCGGCTGCGCGGCCAGTTCGCCTTCAATGCGTACCAGTTCGCGCGCGGCTTTCATTGGGGACATGCCCGCTATCTCTGTCGCCTTACTCGGGTTCTTGCCGAGAAAATAAGCCAGGTCTGCGCCTGCATCGGATTCCGCGATGAACTCTGCCATCTCGTCACTGATGTGAAGCGCCGGATTACGGACTACCGCCTGAAAGTCTGGATAGCGTTCGCTGGCTTTCTCTGCTTTTTCAAGGAAGCGTTCGCTTCGCTGTTCAGCTTCGTCTGCCTTGCTTCGCTGTTGCAACTTCTCAGCGGCTTTTTTCTCGGCCAGATGCTCGATTTGGGCGTGCAAATAGGCGTCATCGTCTCTGAATTCATCGCGCTTTGGCTCAATTGCAATGGTCTGTGCCTGCTGCTGATCTCTCAACTGCTGCTCAACCCTACGGTGAACCCGGCGCTCTTCCTTCAAAAGCCGTTTTTGAACCATGGCATCGACTTCCGCTTGCGTGAAGGTCTTGACCGGTTCGGCCTGCTTTGTTTCCACTTCCCCCGCTGGCGCAGTACCCTCGGGTGTGTTTGGCTCTGTTAGTTTTACTTCCTCAGATTCGGAATTTACGGGCAAGCCCGCTGCTAATGCGTCTGTCATGTTTTGCCTTTTGGCGGTAAACCCCTGCTAGACCGAACAGGTGCGGTTTAGAGCATCGCTGCAATTGCTTGAACGATCTGCTCATCCTCTTTGGCTTGATGCATTTCTGCGACAAGCTCAAGATAGATTTTTTTATAGTATGGCTTGTAATCAAACCTGAGTTTATCAAGCGATTGGCGCATCTCGATTTGCGCCTCTTTATGTGTTGACTTATTTTCTACAACATCAAACGCAGCCTCTTCTATTAGGCCGACAACCTCAGGCATTAGCTTATCTAGCTTTCGCTTGATTGGAGGGCTAAGAAGTGCATGCCATCCTGACCCAACCTCTTTATATTTGTTCTTTCCAGGTGCGCCACCATAATACTCAATTTGGTATTCTGGAACAGTCCCATCTGTAGAAATTGCTTGTATATCAGAATCATCAACAGCATCAATAGACGCGCTTGTGATAACGATAGTACTTATT